TATGATTAAAAGAATTAACCCTGAGATATACGTGAATACTCCAGCCGGTGAAGGTCACGCCATGTTCTTAATAGACTATGGACCGATGATTAATAGTGTTTGGATTGTTCATTTATTTGAAGACGGCAGTGTTGTGCATGTCGATAGCCCTGAAATAAAAGTCATGGGCAATGCAATGTATGGAATCGATGACCCAAAATCCCCAGTAGAAAGAATGCCTGGACGATGAGCAGAGACAAAGAGTACGAACCAACTCAAGACGAAATCAAAAAGTACATGGAGATATACCGAAAGAAACACTTAAAGGAAAAGAGAGAGTCTAGCCACATTGGCAATGGGCCAACGGTTCCTCGCATATTTATAAATCAACCTAGAATTAACATAACTTACAAAAGGTTTTACGATTGGTGATATTCAGAAAATCAAGACGACACTTGCGTCGAAACAACATGACATACATTCAGCATTTCCGATTTGCTTTTCGGCATGGGGTGCGTTGTATACTTGCTGGCATATTCTTAATTGTCCATGCAGTTTTTCCTGCTTGGTTCCGTAGGATTGGCAGTCGATTAGTAAACCGTTTAGCCAAAGACTTTACGTTGCACAGGAAACCATGAGCGTTGGACTTGTAATTGTCACAGCATTGATTTACCTTTACGTTGCCATTGATCAGTTTCAGAAAGGTAACTGGCCGATGGCAATCACCTACTTTGCTTACTCACTAGCAAACGTAGGGTTGATGTTCGCAGTTAAATAACTTCATAGTTTGACCTGTCGGTTATGAAGTAATTCGGTTGACAGGCGGAGGCTCTCCGTAAGGAGGGATTGACGGGACGCAGCACGACCGAGAAGGCAAGCCCGAAAGCCAGATAGCCTAGCTGCAAGCAATCGCGATTGTAAAAGAAGTTGGCAAGCTGGAGTTGTCGCGACGACTCAGCCGACCGTACACTAGACACTCAGTCGAGCAAGTGTGGGGTAGGGGGTCACTTCGCTATCTAGCGTTGGGACTCTCTCCCTACCTTCACGCAGCCAAGAGCCTAATCGAGCAAGTGGTTTATGTTTAAGTAATAGGTTGTTAACTACAGGAGTTTCTATGAGTCAATGGATTGACTTGTCGATGCACTGGGAACGGATAACCCATCTTGACAGAGAGCGTCAAGAGCAGAAGAAGCACTATAAATCTGGCTTGCATCTAAGCAAGCAAAGCACTTGGCTCATAGGATTGGCCGGTGAGTACGCCGTATCGGCCCTGTGTGGCCAATCTGTGGACGAGGCCCTGAAACCCTGCGGGGATTCTGGAATCGATTTTAGGTGTGATTTTGGGACCGTGGACGTTAAGTCTAGTACAAGGTTGTCCAATGCAGACCTCGTGTTGTTTCCTGATCAAAAGCATTGGGCTGATTACTACATCCTAGTGTCGGTTGATGTCGCTAAAAAACGTGCAAGGGTTTGTGGTTGGGCGACACTGGCTGAGATACGGGAAGGGGAGTTGCATGATTATGGCTACGGCCTACGGCTTCGGCTGAAAGAGGATGCCCTTCACCGAGGCATTGTTCCCAGTATGGAATTTTTTAATGAAGTGCAGCGCATGTAAAAAGGATTTGCCGAAATCAAATTTTTACAAAGAATCAAAAACAACTCGTGGGTATCAATATCAATGCAAGAAATGTCATATCAAAAACAAGGACAAGTATTACTGTCCGAATAAAACGTCACGAAGAATAAAGCGAAACAGGTATAACATCAGTGACGAAGACCTTGATGCGTTGATGAGCGTAAAGCATTGCGACATTTGCAACAAGGAAATAGGTTGGTCAACTGACCGCCGTGGAAGTAAGGCATACATTGATCATTGCCATACTACTAATGAGGTTCGTGGTGTGCTGTGCATGCAATGCAATACTAGCATTGGTAAGTTGGGCGATGACATTGCGAGCATTCAGCACGTTTTAAATTACATTAAGAATCCTCCTGGGCTGTGCCGTGAATAAACAACAGAGGCAAGAGCTGGTGGATTGGGCGGCAGAGCATAGGTGCTGTGCCATCTGCCATTGGCCTGAGTCTGACTACCGAAGACGACTTGAGGTACACCATATAGTGGGTGGCTCTAATCGTCACAAAGCTCATACTCCAAGGGCTTATCTATCGTTATGTAGCAGATGCCACCACGTTTACCATAGTGGTAAAATAGTGGCTTTGACCCCAGATATTACTATGGGTATCATATTGCAGGCGAAGCAGGAAAGCGACCCCGATAACTACGACCCAAAATTCCTTGCATCTCTAAAAAACAAGCAGCATCTGGGACACGACCCAGAACCTATCCCGCAATTTTTCATGGATGAAAGAGAGCGCAACCTAACTTGGTCACTCCGAAAGCCATAGAATGTGAAGTTGTCAGGGTAACTCGACCTGATACTTTTTTGTTGCGCACGTTTGTTCCATCCGTGTTACAGAAGTTATGTATCTACGCCACGCCTTTAGCAACAATTAACCACACCAAGGAATGCCAGCAAGCAATGCTGGATTGGATTGAACTGCATGCTGATAATGGAAAACTTTTACTTGATTCTCAAGAGTGGTGGCGCGATAGTTACGGCAGACTGTTGACTGACCTGCTAGACATGCAAACGAAAGAGAGCATGTGTGACTATTTAGTTGACAAAGGGTTTTGCAAATACAATCCCAATCATGTCTACGACTGCCTCAGTGTTTTGCTTAACAGTCAGGAGCCGAGTGATGAGTGATATTTTGTCTGGTGCTAAAGTTACGTTAACTAAATGGACAGTGCGTATGTACTGGCCAGCACTTGGTGAGTCAGGAGACTTTAGGTTTGCCAGTAAGGTTGGCTCGTGGGTTGGCAAAAACGAAAAGGTTTTAGGTAAGACTAAGGCATCCAATGTTGCGAAGTTAATATACGAACAGTTTGGTTCTTTGTCCGACATTAAGGTTGAAGAGCGTAACAACTTCGGAGAAATATCGTGGCTAAAAAGCTGAACTCAAGGGCCAAGGGAAAGTCCGGCGAACTCCAGGCCGCAAAAATTTGGAGCAAAACATTTAACGTATCCGCAAGACGAGGATGCCAATTCTCAGGCGGTCCAGAAAGCCCAGACATCGTGACAGACCATAAAGAAATACACATTGAAGTAAAGAGAACAGAGAGAGGGAATCCGTATAACTGGATTGCCCAAGCTGTAGTTGATGCTAGGGGAAAGATACCTTGCGTGTTGCATCGTCGCAACAACCAAGGGTGGTTACTTATACTGAGGCTTGAAGATGCGCCAAGATTTGCAAAGACAATTACTGAACAAGGTCAGAAACTGGTTGATGAAAACATTTCCATTGAGATTCAAACTGAGGATACAGATAGTTCCGGGGACGAGGATGCCTGACAGGTTAGGTGAGTGGTACTTAGTTAACGAAGATACTGGTATAATAAGACTTCGGGACGACCTTACTAAAGATACTTTAATTGACACTTTACTAGAGGAATATGCACATGCTCGGACTGAGGGACTCGAAGATGTTGACGGACGAGAAGACCCCCACCACCACCCAACCTTCTGGGCAGAACTCGGAAGAATTACAGTTGCATATAGAAACACTCCTTGGAAAACTAAGTCTGCTTCAGCAGGACGACCCTTACTGGGGAGCCTGCGTTAATTTACACAGGCTTCTTTCTCGTAAAAGAAACTATTACAACTGTAAAGAAGATGCTTTAGCTAATGCAAAGGGCGTAGAAGAAGTAGGTATTGAGCCTTGGAAATACCAGCTTGCTCGCATTGGTGAGAAATATCGGCGGCTTGGTGGCGACTTAAAGACAATAGATAGTAGGATGACTTTGATGGATATCGCTGGTCATTCTATTATCGCAGCAATACTTGTTAGCGAAGGAGAGAAATGATGGCAACTGTAGTTCAAATAACCAGATGGCTTCTCGCTCATCGTGAAGCTGCAATGAAAATATACGAGCTAACTAAAGGGTGGACGAACGACCTTAGCATAGCAGACAAGTGGGCTATCGTGAACAGCGTAGCTGAGATTGTCTTGCCCCTGTTGGAGGGCGCGAACATTTTGAGCATCGATGCTGATTTCGATTACGATGATGATGTAGAACTCATGGCGTTAGGGTCTGAGGTTAGTGCGTTAGGCATTCCTTGGATTGCAGTAACGTCAATACTAATCCCAGTACTTCAAATCATATTTGACTTTGTTCAGAAAGAAGGAGAGTGAGCTTAGTTCACCTCCCTCCATACCGTTTAGAATTCGGGCCTAGCGCATTAAGTCACGGAGTAGATTGGGGAGTCTCCTGCTACGGGGTCCCTGCTCTGTGGCATAGGACTGAAGGAGCTGGAGCGACTGTTGCTGTTATTGACTCGGGTGTTGCTGACCATA